CAAATTCGTAATCCGCAAGAGATACTCTTCTTCTTGAGTGAGGTGTATCTATTTGAGGAGTGTCCGAATGTCTGCTAGTTTTTAAAACTGCAGTTACTGAACCAACTTGATCGAAGAAAGCATTTTTTCCAACAACGCTTTCAACTCTGACTTTGTCTCTTAATAACGATCCCATTTGTTGAGATAGCATTTGTATGTTAGCAGAATACTGCTGTACAAAAGCTGTAGTTATTTGTGATGACATATTTTTGTCTCCATATTATAGTTGATTTAAAAAAATCAGAAAGGTTCTCCACCAAATGGTAGGCATCTCTTGCATTTAAAGTCTGTTAGACTAGAGTCTTTCCTTCTTGTCTGTAAGGTTCGCAGAGCTTGTCTTTCGAATTGTCTTACTATTTATCCACTTATAATAAATCTCTGCGATTGGCAAGGGATTATTTTTCTGTTGTTCAGAACCTGTTTCCTTTATCAACCGCAGTATTTCTAAGCGAATTTCTTTATCATTAAGATGATTATCATTTTGCATTTAACATCTCTCTTAAAGTATAAACTTGTTGTACTACTTTATCATGATCTGGATGGTTTCTATTCCAATACGGACCATTCTTATCATTAGACAATGCAGAAATTTCAGACTCAATATCTTTTGTAGTATCTACATTCTCACTTTCAGTACCAAGAATTTTATCTTCAGACATCATACCTGCAATCTTTGCAAAACCTTTTATAATTTCTGGATGATCTCCTATTCTTGTTCCATCTTGTAATTGCATATCTAAAACTTCTGGATTAATATTTGCTTTAGCTAACGCACCAGCTTGTTTAACTTTACCATCAAAGTCTCTACCCCACTCTTGTCTTAACTGTTGTTCAGCTTGAGCTTGTGCAGTTTCAGTATCAATCTTTGATTGTTGTGCAGTACCTTCCATAGCATTTTTATAAAACTCTAAGATACCTTGAGCTTGTTTATTATTTAATCCTAAGTTGTGAGCATTTTCTGTAAAAGATTTAATTGCACTTTCATCAAAAGGTACAACATCTGATTTAGTATCTATTTGATATTTATCAGCAGATTCTGGTCTACCAAGTTTTGCATAAACTTCATTCCATTGATCGTCTGTTGAATTATTATTTGGTATAGCAATTTTATCTTGACCAATCATTTTGGTTGCGTTGATATAACTTTTTGCTAACGCATCTATCTCAGTAAATTTTTCTATATTAGGATCTACTCTATACTCTTCACTAATAGAATCTTTCCAAGATGATATGGGTGTGTCTGCTTTTGCAACTGTTGTTGGTTGTGCTGTTGGTGGTGTTACTGTTTCTGTAGTCGTTGTTTCTACAGGCACAGTTTCCTGTGTTATCTGTTCGCTTGACATATTTATTTTCCTTTATCCTTTCGTAGCATTGATTTAATAAATAGAATGACACTACGTTGTCCTTCCATATATGCACTCTCATGACTATCCCCTTTGACGTTAGTGGTAGAATGATAATGACATCTTTTTTCAAGATCGATTAAGACTTCTTTGCCTTCATCTGTATTGAATATGTATTCGTAATTTTTTTTTAATCCTTGAATTAATTGTTCTAATTGTTTATTTGCTTCCATACTATTCCACTTCAGCATTTGCTACAGCTCTTGCTTCGTCTGGCAATGCTTTTGCTAGTGGTGCTACATCTCCTGCGGCTTGTGCAACTTGTTGCATCTGTGCCATTTGTTGTTGTTGTTCTGCAGCTTGTGCTGCTTCTTGTCTTTGTGCGTTAACTTCGTTTTGTGATTTTAATAATTTTTGTGGCATACCAACTATGTCTGCCAAGTGTTTCACAAGATTGTCAAAGTTAACATAATCAAATACTGGTGCAACATTAGCAAGTGATCCTAATATTTCTATTGCTCTCATAATAGATTGTAGCTCTGAAGATTTTTGTGCTTTAGCAAGTGGAGATACATATTCTATTTCTATATCTCTGCCAGACAAAAACTCTGGTGCTTGTGGTAATAAATTATTTCTAAGTAATATATTAAACACTCTATCAATTAATGGTTTTAATAATTCTGATTGTAGTCTACCTAATACTGGACCAAGTAATCTCATCTTCTCTTCGTTTCTTTGGATAACTTCTGTCGCTGTCATTTGTGGACCTTGTTGCATCATAAGTTGATTAACATAGAACACAGCTCTAATTGCATCTCTTCTTTGCTCTTCCATGTTTAATCCTAATGGATTGTTTGCACCAATGTTTAATGGTTCAATTCTATCTCTAGTACCACTTCTATAAAAATTTAGTCCACCTGGTACAGTTCTAACAGGAAGTAGGAATCCATCATCTGGAACTAATAGTGGTGGGTCAACTTGTTTCTGTGCAGCTTTAATTGTGGTCTTTGACATTTCGTTTAGCATCTTAACGTCTGGCAAAGCTGTCATTGCTGGAGATCTACCATAAATTTCGTTTGATGCTTTTAAGTATCTTGGTACTACAAAAGGAAACTCTTTAAATCCAGAGATAGATAATTCATTTCCATTTTTATATTCTAAGTAAACAGATTCAAATGGCATATTCTCTTTGTCTTTTTTCTTAGGATTAAAATCTGATCTTGGATAAACTGAATGTAGTATTTCTACTTCTTGGTATGGATCTTTTCTAAAGATACCTTGTATGTCTGATGACACATTATCACCAAATTTTTGTACTGCAGCTCTAGCAGATATTTTAAATCTTCTAAAGATTGTATCTATTCTACCTTTGTCATTCTCTGCAATAAATACTTCGTTGATGTGTCTTGTTGAAAACTTAATTAAATCATCATCATCTTCTTCAATAAACATACAAGCTGTACCAAATGTAATTAAGTCATGATACAATTCAAATATTTCTTGTTGAAAGTTTGATCTGTTAAATGCTGTGTACATTGCATCTGTTGCTGACTCTAACCAAATTTTTGCTTCGTCTTCATTTTCAACATCTTCATCTTTAAATCTTAAAGTAAACCAAGGTGTGGATGGGTTAGTCAACATACCATGTAATGATGCTGCTAATAATTCTACTGCTTGTATTGGAGATGAATCAAAGATCATCTCATTTCTTTTATCACCTCTAGCTCTAGTCTTGGTTACGTCTGCTTTTCTTGGTTGCATATAATCTGCAACTTCCTGCCAATGCGTTTCCCAATTTTGTCTTTGACCTTCTAGCTTCTCGTATCTTGATAATAAACTTTTACTTAAATCTGTTCTTGCCATTATGCTCCTAGTAGACTTGGTTTGCCTAATGTTAATTTGTTATCTGTTACACCTTTAGATGAAGTTAATCTTGTCATTGATCTTCCTCTTTTTTTTGTTTTTCTTAAATCATATGCTTCTGCATCTGCTGCAGCACTTTGTGATAACTCAGCTTCTGTAGGTGCTATAGTTTGTACAGTTTGACCACCAGCAGTTTTTTTAAGTATAGTTGGTGCAGGTGTGTTGTTATTATCATTACCTCCACCAGTATTAACATTATCTGACGAATTTGTGTAACCTTGTTTTTTTAATTCTGCTAAACCTTCTTTTGATCCAAGGTAAGAAGTATCCATATTAATATCATCACCTGTCAAACCTTTATCTTTAATAAATTTTTGTCGTCTTTCTAAATTCATTTCATAAGGAGTTTTTCCTGTAATACCTTTTATTATTGCTCCAGTAACTCCACCATCTTTTACAAAAGTTCTAAATTCATTTCTTCCTGAAACTTTCTTTGCATCTTTTACAGTTCCTGTTTTACCTGTCTTAGTAACTAAACCTGCTGGTCCGACTCCTCCGCCACCTCCACCAGTTGATGCTCCTCCTGCTCCCATATTATTCTCCGAATGTTAGTGATGAAGTTGTTTCTGATTTTGTTTCTTTTGTTTCAGATTTAACTTCTGGTTTTGCAATTTCGTTTTCAAAAGTTTTATCTTCAGCTAATACTAAAACTTCTTCTTCAATTTTTTCTTTTGGTTTTTTTTTAAAAATTTTTTTAATTTTTTCAAACATACTATGATCCAAATAATTTTTTATTAGATATTTTTAAATTGCTTAACAACAAACCACCAGAAGTTACTATTCCACTTTTAGGTGATGAAGTATATCTTGTTTTTTTTGTTTTGGTATTAACTTTTTTTTTACTTTTAGTATTAGTATTTATTGTTTTTTTAAGTAATTTTATTACTTCTGGTTTATTTATTAATTTTGGAATCATTTTACCAATCATATTATTTACCTAACAAAGTTTGTAGTTTTGAATCTTCATCTTCTTGTACGCCAAGGGGTGAAGTAAGTATTGTAGACTTTCTACCTCTTCTTCTTCTTTCAACTGCTGCCTGTTCTTTTGCGATAGCTTCTTTTTCCTCTGCTGAAACTTCTGCTGAAGGTGGTTCTGGTGCAGGTTGAACTGGTGGTAGTGGTGGCATTTTTGGTTTGAATAATGATCCCATAATTATATAATCCTGTAACTATTATCTGCTATACTTTGTGGAGCAGTTTGTCTAGTATTAATTTCTTGTAGTCCAACAGCAAGGTAACGCATAGCATCACAGGCGTGTGAACTCCAATCATGTACAGGCTTTGATCTAAACATTCTATTTTTATCAATATACTTCCTGTGGTAATGTCTTAACGCATCTATTAATTTTTTGCAATGGTCTGTGTCTATCCAACATCTAGGCAGGGTCATTGTGGTTGCGTGTATGCCATCCTCTAGTGGAATTTTTGGAACTACCTTGAACCTAATTCCTAATTGGTAGGCGACCTCTCTCCGGGTCTTACCATTACCAAAATCGGTAACTTCAATATCGTGTGGTGCAAAGTGATCTTTGTAGACATACTCCTTTTCTTTAACAAGCTGGATATAGTAAGGTAATCCTTGACCTCTTTCTTCATGGTAATCTATTATACTAATGCTTCTGCCAAGCTGCTGGTAAAATATAATAGCACTATGGTCGGAGACCCCGAGATCCCATGCTGTTGATACAGGTAGTGAAGGATCGTAGGGAACTCTAGATAATTGTTTTTGATCATCTAGTTTACCTATTACATCTCCATATACTGCACCTTCTATGTTTGCTATCCAATCACACTCAAACTCTTGCAGGTACTTCTTATCACCCATAACTTCTTTTGCTTTGACTAACTCATCCTCATCTACAATATTAGTATCTGATGCTTTAGCTTTGTAGTTAAACCAATCTTCCGCACCTTGTGCGTGTTGGTACAACTCATAGAAGTTGTTGTTCATTCCCATTGGTGTGCCAATAAAGACACAGTAACCTTTTCTATCTGATAATGCTGGTCTAATAATTTCTGGAAATAACTTACTGTTGACGTTTGCATATTCATCAATCACACATCCGTCAAGGTATATCCCTCTTAATCCATCTGGAGACTCTGAGCCTAGCAAAGTA